TTATATCCTCTTGTCGTTTTGATATTTAGGTCCTAGTCCGAAAAGATAGTCTGTAGATATTCCAAAGAATTCGGCTAGTTTACCGATCATTTCCGTGTCGGGTTTTCTTTTACCTACTTCTGTTTTAGCAATTAATGAGTCATCTATGCCTGTCAGCTCGGCAAGTTGTTGTTGCGTATATCCTGCATTTTTTCGTTCTTCTGCAAGGCGCATTCTAATAATATCACTATACAAATTACTCCCTCCTGTCATACTTCTATTATAGCAGAATGAATAAAACATACACTTCTATTGTAGAAGTATTTTGTTATTATGCCAACTTCCAAAATGGAAGAAATATATTTATAATAAGATTATGTAATATTTGTAATATAGCACATGATTGGGGCTGATTGTATTGGACGTTTAAGCCCGTATCACAATGTAAGGATCAAGACCTATCCTTCCGGAATGCAAAAAATGACAATCGCTAGTTATCCTATGTTCAAAGATAAGCGTGACGATGGGGGTGATCAGAATTCTGTAAGTTCTTCAAAGCCTGATGAGAAACAAGAGAGGGGGCAGGAAAAAAGGAAAAAGGCCGGGGAATCTACTCGGGATGATAGCACAAAACGATCACGTGACCGGGCATATGACATTGCCATGATGAATGAATGGGAGTATTTCATTACATGGACGTTGAGCGAGGAAAAGATTGATCGTTATGACGTTAAGTCGTTTAATAAAAAACTTTTTAATTTTCTCCATGATAGGGTGAAGCGTGACAATCTTCGATACATTGTAATTCCGGAGTATCACAAAGATCGTGCATTACATGCTCACGCATTGATTTCTGGTGATATCAGGATGGTTGATTCCGGTACGATTACGACAAAGGGATTGAAGGCCCCGCGCCGTATATCTGAGCCTCGGCGGTCACAGTTGATACAAGAGGGCTGGCAGATCGTCTATAACATGCCTCAGTGGAAATTGGGCTGGTCAACGGCTGTCAAAGTGTATGGAGAACCAAAAAACTTTTGTGCGTACATCATGAAGTACATAACAAAAGATAACAAAATGATTTTCGGCAATTATTATTGGGCTGGAGGTGATATACGCCGGGAACCTGACATTCATCTGACTGATACGGATTACAAAGCGTTGGATTCAAAAGAGTATTACATAGAACAGGCCCATTGTGGTTTTAAATATTTGAATGTGAATTCTGATGGTGAGGTGTTTTAAAAATGTATCTGGAAATTAATGAAGTGCATAAGGAAATCATTGTAGAGGCTTTGTCGTATATGCGGAATGATTTAGCGGGTCTTGCCGCCTGTATTGCTGATGACCCTGAGCTTGAACGGTTGGGCCTGTTGGATACTTTAATGGGTAAACAGGTTCTTATTTCACGGGCTTTACACGCTCTGCATTGTGATCATGGACGCCGGGAGGTTGGCCATGGGATATTTTAAAGCGTTTGTAAAGTCGGACTCTGAATTTTCCAAACGCCCGGTTACTGTGTGTGTGCGTCCTGTCTGTTATTGGTGTGCACAGCTTTACCGTGAAGATCATTATATTGTTGAGGATCGCCCGGCCATGAAATTCGAAAAGCTTAAATGTGTCCGGTGTCGCAAGGTTCGCCATGTTGGGGGTGATCTGGTTGATCCTCGTGCCAGAAAACTATAGTCAAGTATTCCCCATTTTTGTTATGTGTACAACTTCGTTTATGCTGTTTTTATTATATTTTGACAATAAATTTTGAGGAGGGTATCTATGGTCGCAGTCATGTTGATTTGGATTCTTGCACAGGTTTTTACTCTGGGTGTATGCATCGCTCTGCTGGTGTACCTGCGCCGGGTGAACAATGAGAAAGTCGGGACAAAATTGGATAAGGCCATTCAAGCCGGGATGAAAGCTTATCAAATTAAGGAGGGTATTGCCGAATGACTTTAGTCGGGTATCGTAAATTTAAGAGTAAGAACAAAAAGACGGGGGAGCCATACACGGCCTATATGCTGTATTTTGAATACGAGGACAAAGGTACTGAGGGTCTTGTGACGGAAGACGCTTTTCTAATGGCTGACATCGTGGATGAATCTTTGCTTGGCGTGGGTGCTCAGCTGGAGGTTGTGTATAACAAGCGTGGTTTCGCCACTGGACTGCGAGCAGTCTAATGGATGAAGATGAAGTCCAGGTTTCGACACCGCCTATATCGGAGGGCGAAACGTATGACCAGTCGGTTGTTTTGGATGATATTAAGGCGTCTATAGATGCGGTAAAAGTGTCTGTTGACGGGGTAAGGGCATCTGTAGACGCTCAACCGGGGCAATCTGAGGATATGTCCTCTGTCCTCGTTACTCTTGATAAAATCCTTGCTTTTTTGGAAGATCGTATGCCGGAGGCATCGGCGGCAAATGATGAGGTGATAGAGGCCAGCGACGGGGAGCCGCTTGAGATTGTTTTGGACGGCTCGGAGGGTGGGGAAGCCTCGGAGCAGGTAGCCGGGGAGGTCTATGAGTATACGGAATATGAGACGTATACTCTGGACGCGTTGCAATACAATAACGCCTGTTTAACCGTTATCATTGGTATGTTCGTTGCCCTTGCAGTTTACAAATTCCTGCGTGTGTTTTTTTAGTCTATTGTAAAGGGGGTGTGTTTCATGGCTACTTACGACTGGTCTACCGTTGATCTGAGTCCGATTACGGCACAGCTTACGTCCATTCTGCCCGTGGTTGTACCCATTATGGTTGCTGTCATTGCTGTAACTGTTGGTGTCAAACTGTTCAAAAAGTTTGCAAAGGGCGTTGGCTAATCGCCGGAATGGGGGTGCCTATACGGTGCCCCCTTATTTATTTTGGGAGGGGGCGTGAAATGCCTTGAGTATTCAGGACTATTATAATTCCGTTATTCTGTATATCAAAGAAATTGATTCTATATATGTTGTGATCAGTACCATGGCTTATCAACTTAGTAAAGTGTTTGATTATGTTCAGAGTATAGAAAGTTATATATCGGTCATGTTTAAAGACTTGGGCGGGATTTATGAGTATGTTGTGAGGTGGGATGCCTATATTCGGGGTACTTATTATGCCGTTGAGAGTATGCTGTCCCAGCTGGGAACAGTGTCTGCTAGTGTAGTAACTATTTCTAGTACGTTAACGAGTGTGTATACTCAACTTGGAATAGTGTCTGCTAATGTGACAACGATTTCGAGTACATTATCGAATGTGTATACACGGTTGGGCGGGATGAATACTCGTTTGGTGGAAATCCAGGATATTCTGGCAGATATATTGTATGACATGAATACTATGCTGTCTAATATATATAGTCGTCTGAGTGGGATCAATAGTCGTTTGGGAGACATTCAGGATATTTTGGCGGATTTGCTGTATGGAATATATATCTATATGGGTGGTATGTCCACTAAGTTGTCATATATATTTGATTATGTCCAGAGTATGGAAAGTTATATATCGGTCATGTTTAGTAATTTGTACGATATTTATGTTCATGTTGTTTGGTGGGATGCTTATATTCGGGGTACTTATTATGCCGTTGAAAGTATATTGTCTCAGTTGGAAACAATGTCTACTACTTTTGATCTTTCCGTCGATAACCTAGACGTGAATATCGATATCTCGGCGATTGAGGAATGGTTAGACAGGATTTATGACAGGCTTGGGGACATTTTGCGAAAAATGGGGAGTATCGAGGTCACTAATGAGGCGGGTACGAATATATGGGACGTTTTAGCTTCGCTTTTAGAGTCTATCGGTGATTTGGGCGGCGCTTTGGCGTCGGCGTTTGCGTCCATTGTAGAGTCAATCGCCTCGCTTGCCGTGTCGATCATAGAGGGCGTGTTTGACTTGCTCAATACGCTGTTCACTCCAAGCCCTGATCACTTCGGAGATTTTCAGGAAAAGGTTGAGAACCAGTTTTCTTTTTATGATGATGTGAAAAACGAGACAACAGAGGTCTATGGCATTTTTTCCGGGTCCGGTGATGCGGTGCCGGATACAAGCTTTTCTTTTAATGGAGTTAGCGCCCAGCTTATTGATTTGTCCGGTTTTGAGATGTTCCGTCCTACTCTGCATATTATCGTCCTGGGGGTTGCCTATGCGTCCTATTTTGTGACACTGTTGCGGCGGGTTCCGGGCATTATCGGGGGTTTTTCGGATGATACTTGATGCAATATTGTCTGTCATTTTGGCGGTTCCTAATGCGTTGTTGGGGGCGTTGGGGTCTGTTTCTTTGTCAATCCCCGGGGGCTTCATTCAGGGGTTGGCCTCTGTATTCTCATCTATTAACTATTTTGTCCCGATTCGCTCATTGTTGCCGATCTTGGTGATTGAGACGGCGATCATTGGGTTTAAAATCATATGGGCCATTATTTTGAGGGTTAAAAGTTTCATCCCGTCTATGGGAGCATAGGAGGTTCGCTAATGGAATGGTATTGGATTTCGCTGATTGTATTCGGCTGTGCCATGGCTCCGTTTTTGCTGGTGTTTGTGTTTAGTCTGTTGTATTACCGTTGTATCCGGGGGATTAAGCCGCCAAAGGGGGAGTATCAGAATGTTGGTCATGGCAGTAAGCTAAAACGTTTATTCTTTGATTTTCCCCGTCAATGGGCCTTGGATCATCTTACTTTCGATCCGGACTATTTCCGGGAATACGGCGTCCATATGATAGCGGGGGAGCAGGGAAGCGGTAAGACAATTACGCTGGTGTATATGCTTAACCGCTGGAAGCGTATGTATCCTCGGTTACAAGTGCATACTAATTTCAACTATGTGTATCAAGACGCCCCTATAGATCATTGGCATGATCTGATAGATAATACTAACGGGATATATGGCGTTGTCGATTGTATTGATGAGATTCAAAACTGGTTTAATAGTCTTGAGTCCAAGGATTTCCCGGTTGAGATGATCACGGAGATCACCCAGCAACGAAAGCAACGCCGGGCAATACTCACGACTTCACAAGTCTTTTCCCGTGTCTCTAAGCCTATCCGGGAGCAGACATATTTCCTCTACATGCCGATCACGCTGTTTGGGTGTCTCACGGTTGTTCGGAAATACAAGCCGACGTTATCTCCGGTGGATGGTCAGGCCCGTGAGAAAAAGCTTCGGGGGGTATTTTTCTTTGTTCATAACAGGGCATTGAGAGAGTCCTACGACACATACCTTAAGATTCAAAAGATGCGTGAACGAGGCTTTAAGGGTGACGTGGAACAAATGCGTGATGAAGGTCAGCCAATTAATTTGACGGTAAAAAAGAAGCGTGTGGTAATGCAGTGA